CTATTGCTTCTGCAAAACTTTTTGAGTCTTCCTCTTTTTGTGTTTGCCATGCACTGCTTCTTATTTTTAAACTTTCAATTGATTCTTTAATTTTTTCATTGGATGCAACTCTTGTATCCAACATCATTTTTTCTTCTGTTAGTATTTGTTTGGTTGCTTTTTGTTTCTCTTTGAGTAAATCTGCTTTAGCTGATAGCAGTGTTATACCAAGTAGCTGTTCTATAATTTCTCTTTGTTCTGCTTGTTTGGTTGATAAAAACGGTTGCGTATAAGTGTTCAGGGCAATTATATTTTTAAACATAGCATGGGTCATGCCCATTAGTCTGTTTATTTCTAACTGTGTTTCTCTGTTTTCGCCCTGTGCTTCATTTGATTCTAAGTTTTGCTCAATGTCGTTTGCATAAAATTTAAATATTTGTGGTTTTCTTCCTCGTTCGATTGTGTACTCAATATTGTTCTTTATAAACTTAACACTAACCAACATTCCCTTTTCGTTGGTTTTGTTAACAAGGTTATCTCTTCTAATGTTTGTTAGTGCTTCACCAAAGAACACATATGATAGTGCATTAATAATTGTGGTCTTACCTGTACCGTTTCTAGCACCTGCATCATCACCACCTAGATCCATGTTCTCACCAATCACAAGCACTAAACTTTTATTTGAGAAATTTATTGCTTGAGCCTGATTGCCCACGCTCATGAAGTTTTTAACTGTTAGTTCTTTAATTGTTAACATCTAAATCGTTGTAAATCGCTGTTAGTATATTCTTGTCATATGTTTCTGAATCAACACCTTGCAACTGTTTAATAACAATTTGATCCACACTGTCAAACTTCTGCACCTCAACGGTGGGCTGTTGTGCTTGATCAATTTGTTCTGGTATTAGTTGTAGTTCTCTTAATTCGTATTTGTCTATAAAAGTTTCTCTGACAAAGTTTGCTTCCTCATATGATATTTTTACATCGAGTGTAACTCTCACATACATTTTAGGTTTTAAATATTTTTCTGGATCTTCTAATAGTTCACTTATTTTGATAGTGATATATCTTGGCATATCAGGCCAATTAATATATTTAGGTTTCCCACCCATTTCTATAATCATCATGCCCCGATCATCGTCCCATGCATCTGCGTAATTGTGTGGAAATGCATTACCCATATAAGTTACATTTTTCATTTGTTGTCTTTTATGGAAGTGTCCGGAGAACACCTGTTCACAACCTGCAAAATGATCAGTTTGTATTCCGCCCACATCTGGCATCTCTACCATAGCGTTCATTTTAAAGTATGGCAGTTCGAAATGTCCAAATACATATTTCTGTTTCATTTTTTGAATTTTTTTATATTCGTCTCCCACTATCCACGGAATAATTGCAACATCATCTTCAACAATCCATTCATTAACGAGCTGTATGTTTGGTATGTTTCTTATAAACTCCATAGAATTAATTTCTCTTTTTTCTCTGTAGAATAAATCGTGATTGCCCATGATAACATAAACCTTTTCAAATGCCGCTCCTAGTCGTTCCATATTGGATACTGTATAGTTCATGGTGGATACATTGGTTGAGGATCTGTGATGGTGCCAGTCGCCTAGGAAAATGCAAGTTTCACATCCTTCTGCTTTGGCTTGCTCTATAAACCATTTTACAAAATCTTCACAATCATCGTTGTGTATTCTAGAATTACCCTTCATGCCGAAGTGTATGTCTGTAAAACAAGCAACTTTTTTAAAAAATGCCACTATGCTACCATCTCTTCTTTACAATTGGTTTGTGATTAGTCATGTCAATTTTCCTAGAATTAACAGTTTCAAAATCTTCTGTTTCAATCTTGCCTTTTTTCTTTAACACTTTGTTTAATTTTGCAATACCAGTCTTATTAACCTGCATAACATCACCATGCACAGTCTTCATTCTCTTTTTGTATGCGGGAGAATTAGCATCATTTTCGTTTTGTCTAGTAAACGAAGGCATCATGTTATTAACTTCCAACAAGTCGTCTCTGATTGCTTGATTTTTCTTTTCGATGTTTAATATTCTTGTGAATGAATTTGTTATGGCCGCTGTGTAGTAGGCAAACGGATTCTCTGATTTTGATTCATCGAACTGCAAACCAATCTGTGACAGTTGCATTAATGCTTGTGATTGCATCTCATCATTGTAGGTGTAACCTCTCCAGTTGGATCTTGTTCCGTATCTTTCACACAGTTTCATAAACATCATTGCTAAACTGTTTGTAATTTTTCCGTGATCACAAGAAAAGTTTCCGTTGTCCATTCCACCTACCCAGTGTGATTTCCCCACACATTGAGGATTGCCTTTTTTGTCTAGTCTATAATGTTGGAACGGTGGAAAGTTTATTTTGGTATGATGATCAGCTACTGTTTTTTTATTCTTTTTTCTTTCGTCATCCAACGGTATATGATCAAACATCATCACTCTAAACACAAGATCAGTTTTTTCAATTTTTCTAGGTGACAGTGTATAGTCTGAAAGTTTAATTTTTTTAAGTCCTGATTCTTTTGCTTGTTCCCATGCTAATTGTGTTAATCTTTTTGCTTTGGCTTTTCTAGCCTGTGCAACCGCACTGGCATTTAATTTCTTTAAACTAGGCACTATTAGATCATACTGTGAATCTTCATCACCCACATATGAGCAGTAGGTATTTTTACTAGCATGTATTTGTGCTAACAAATCTCTGTTGTTTAGGTACTTTACTCTCTTCATAATTCTCCAATATTGTTAGTGTAAAAGTGACCACAAACAGGTCTGTTGATATCGTGCCGTATGGGTAATTAAATGCGCCTATTCTTGTGCCTATAAATATAGTTTATAGTATACAAAATTATGAAAAGGAAAGCAACCATTTAGTATGTCATTTAATATACCAAAAAACCTTATTAAAAAAGACTCTTCTTTTTTAGGTGCTGGCGGTTTTATCAATAAGACCTGGGCACGTCTAACAGGTGCAGGATTAGGTGATAACAGTCGTATACAGTCAGCCAAAGCAAAATGGTCAGGCAGAGCCGGAGCACAAGATTGGAGAGTGAGGCTAACATTACCACCACAATCTCCTTTCAAATATACTCTATTGGACAACAATGAGTTGTTGGCACCATTACAAAAATCCAACGGGGTATTTTGGCCAGTAACACCGGCAGTAATTGTGCAAAACTCGGCAAACTATAATGCACTAGCACAAACACACAGCAACTATCCTTTTCAAGCATATCAAAATTCACAGGTAGACACCATCAGTATTGTGGGAGAATTTCCAGTACAAAATTCTGAGGATGCCAAGCATTGGATAGCCACAGTAAAATTTTTAAGAACAATGAGCAAGATGGCTTTTGGAAAATCAGACGAAATGAATAAAGGATCTCCACCGCCTATTATGCATTTGTCAGGATACGGTGATCATGTGTATGACAAAGTTCCGGTTGTGATAAACCAATTTAGTGTTGAACTAAGACCCGGCATTGATTATATTTCCACAAACCAAACAAAAGGATTTGGTGGAGCAATGGGCGTAGATAAGTTTGACAACTATGTGATAGATGAAAACAAAATAGAAGATTCATCTTGGGCACCAACAATATCAACAATTTCTTGTATGGTAACTCCGGTATACAGCAGAGACACAGTCAAAAACTTTTCACTAAAGAAATTTGCTGATGGGTCATTAGATAAAGAAAGAGGAATAGGATTAGTATAATGGCTGAATATTCAAACACATCACCCTATTATGCTACACCGCAAAATAAAATTAATTTAGAACAAATGGTTGCAAGAACAATCACAGCCGAAGCAGATGATCAAACATACACGATAGAAAGAACCTACGCATACAGACCAGACTTGTTAGCATATGACCTTTATGGTACACCAAGACTTTGGTGGGTATTCGCACAACGTAACCCAGACCAAATTGAAGATCCTATATATGACTTCAAACCTGGAGTAACAATTCAATTACCGAAGGCAAGTAATATTTCTAACGACTTAGGAGTATAAAATGGCCAAAGATCCATTTAATATTAAACGAAAGTCTAAAGAGGTGTTCAACGCATTTAAAAAAAATGCCGCAGGTGAATATCTCTATGGCGGATCAGCACTTAATTTACGTAAGAAAGTTACTGACCAGTTTGATGCGTGGAAGCAATCGAAATATGCTAACTTGGCCAATGCCAAAGAAAACTATGGTGTGGTAGAAGAAACCAACTCACCGGTTGACGACAAAGTCGGTTTACAAGAAAATGTATTGCACAAATTTGCAACTTACAATTATATTTTTACATTAAGTGGATTATCTGAAGATGAATTACAAAGCCATGCATATCTTACAAATCCTGTGCATGACATTATTGCAAGATCAGGAGGCATTGGTGATCCAAATGTCAGCGATGGCAAATACAATGTAGCAATGGACAAATTAAACAAAGAAAGAATATGGAATGAACAAAGAACCAGCATGGTATCTAACGAAACATACAGTCCAACAAACTCACAGTATATATTAAGTCAAGGATTAGATTTATTTTTTGAAAACTTTAATATGTTAAGCACAGTAGGGCCAAACTCAGACAGGGGTCTAGCAAACATAACAAAGATGAATTTTGAACTGGTTGAACCTTTTGGTGTATCGCTGGTAGAAAAAGTCAAAGCGGCAACTTTTATAAACGGGTACAGAGATTTTCAAGACGCACCGTTGTTATTAACAATAGAATTCAAAGGCACAGACGAACACGGCAAACCAATAACAAGTGCAAACTCGGCAATTTATGAGAGAAAAATTCCAATACTTATTGTTAGGGTTGAATTTGATTTAGATCAAGCAGGATCAAGATATCAAGTGATTGCAGTGCCGTTTGGTGATCTAGCCCACGATGATAGATTTAAATTTCCTCGTACCACATTAACAGCATCAGTAAGAAGTGTAAACGAATGGATAGAAACAATCGAAGAACAATTATACAAAGATCAGTTAAAAGAAATTGAGGAAGGTGTAAGAGAGTATGTGGATGAATATGAATTTATTGTATCGAGTGATGTTGAAAAAAATGCCAAATATGCAAAAACACTGCAAACAACAATAGCAGAATCTAATGCAAATTTTATTAGAAGATTATGGAACGACATCTTTGATAATATTGATTTTGCACCTAAAATTGAATTAGCAGATGCACAGGTAACTGATAAAACAAGTTTAGTAAAATTCTTTGAAGATGCTATCAGAACAGGTGAAGGATATTCAGTTATTGCAGATAGGTTCTGGCAGTATTGGCACATGAAGATGACAGGAGCAGGCACTTATAGTTCTAATACCACAACCAAACCCGGCGACAATGTCACTGACCAGTTGCTTGATTTTTATTCCTCAAAAGAATTTCCAAATCTAGCAAGGAATAATCAGTGGGTGGATTGGTTTGAAATCAAAGTCTCAGTGGAAACAAAACCTGGTGTAATAGACAAGATAAGAAAAATGAGCCCAAAAAGAATAATTTTCAAAGCAATACCAAAAAAAATACACGTTTTAAAATTCTTTCCGCCAGGAGTTACTTTAGGGTTTGTTGATTGGAACAAATGGATTAGAAAAAACTACAATTACATATACACAGGAGAGAATGTGGATATACAAAGTTTAAGAATTAACTATAAAACTGCATACTATCTGAGAAATGTTAGACCGTTTAAAGAAGATGCTAAAGAAAAAGGAAAGTACCAAGACTTCGAAGAAAATTTAAAAAAAGTGTTTGGATCTGAACACTCTGATTTAAGATCTAGTCCTAGTAACCTACAAGGCACAAACTCAATGGAATCAGGATCGAACAAGTCACAACAGTTTTACGATTACATAACCAACCCAGAGGCAGATATGATTAGGGTAGAGTTAGAAATACTAGGAGACCCAGCATTTATTTGTCAGGATCAGTTTATCAATATACACCGAGACAGATCAACAAAGGCAGATGGAATAGAGTCCGGCGTAATAAGTCCCAAGTATGGAAGTTTTAATTCAGAAAACTTTCAACCGTTAGTTAAGTTAAGTTTTAAAAGACCACCCGATGACATAGATGATCAAATTGGAATTTACGAACATCATATGGGGGCAGTCAACAAAGGCGGAATGGCTACTGAGAATCAAACATTTACCGGAATATACCAAGTTGTTAAAGTTGACAGCAAATTCAACAATGGACAATTTTTACAAACATTACATCTGGTTAGAATGAATCAGCAACAAGGGTCTGTGGCAAACACTATTGAAACTACAATTACAAAAGTTTATGGTTCATCAGACAAAAACACAACCACAGTAGAAGCAGGATCTTCTAATCCGAGAAAACCCGGTGGTAACGATAGAATTGAAACTTCTAGTATTACATCCAAAGTTTCAAATGCAGTCAAAACCGGAGGCATAGAAGTAAAACTACCAGACGGAAGAACGATATATAAGAAGAAGAGAGGACAATAGATTATGGCCAACTATAAAATATCAGGTGGATTTACAGACACACAAGACAATCTAAAAAATTTTAGTGATAAGCACAGTGTAAAAGATCCAGGTCCGTTTATTGGTGTTGTTAAGAACACAGTAGACCCGTTAAAAATGGGAAGGCTAGGTGTGGTAATTCCCGCACTTTCACGAACTGACGGACATGACATCAATGCTGAACAGGTTATATGGTGCCAATATTTGTCTCCGTTTTATGGTGCAAAACCTTTCAAAGCAAACACAGTTGATGGTGACTCAGGACCACAGCAACGGTCATATGGTATGTGGGCTATTCCACCCGACGTGGACACCAACGTACTTGTAATATTTGCCAAAGGTGAAACCACACAAAGAAATGCATTTTGGATTGGTTGTATTCAAGAACCATTGACCAATCAACAAATACCTGGTATGGGTGCATCAGAAAACACATACAATAACACAAATGCTATAAGTGGCAGAGAACGAGGCATATCTGAAAACGCAGGAGTCAAAGTAAAAAATTACGGCACAAATTTTTTACCGGTAGAAGAAAAAAATAAAAAAGCATACAGTCAAGGTGAATCAATAGAAGCAATAAACAAATGGAAGTTTCCAGTTAATGATGTATTAGCCGAACAACTGTTTCAAGAAGGATTAATAAAAGACGATATAAGGGGTACAACGTCATCAAGTGCAAGAAGAGAAACACCAAGCCAAGTATTTGGATGGAACACTCCGGGTGGAATCAGTGAAGATTCTAGAGTACGAAACATAGGACTTGACGATACACCCATAAGAGTGGACAGAGATCTTGGACATTGTTTTGTTTTAGATGACGGAGATAAAAAAGGCAACAACAGACTTGCAAGAATTAGAACAGCATCAGGACACCAGTTGTTGATGCACGACACAGAAGGGGTAGTATATCTTGCAAACGGTTCAGGAAAAGCATTTATAGAAATGGCTAGTGATGGAACAGTAAGTGTATTTTCTGCATCAGGTATTAACATAAGATCCGGAGGTGACTTTAACATACACTCGGACAGAGATATTAATTTCCATGCCAAACAGAGAATTAGAATGGTCAGTGACATAAACATTGCCAGCAGTTCACCAAGAATATACAACATGGGTGAAGCAGGCATTTTTAATTCTTCACAAAAAGGGATCATACAAAGTTTTGCCAGAGATGGAATTATGTCACACGCCGGAGCACAGTTGCACAGTGCCAGTGGTGCACATCATTTGAAAGGTGGTAGGATTGATCTAAACTCAGGAAGTAGAAGTAATGAAGGCTGGGGTTGCAGTTGGTTAACACCAGATCATCAAAACGTAGCAATTATTGTTACAGATGCTAAAGACATAGATATAGAAAAACCAATCAAAGAAGGTGGAGAACCAAACACACTGGATGTCAGAACAACAGTATCTGACTTTGTTACCCATGAGCCATATGCAAGACAAAGCAGTCAAGAACGTAAGAAAAAATATATTAGCGGTGTGCTAGAAAAAATTAAAGAAAATAATCCAGATATATCGTCGGCAAAAATAAAAGAAATAAAAGAAACATTAATGGCAAACAAAACAATATCCGGAGTAGCATCTCAGGTTAAAAAACTTGTGTCATTAAATGATGAGGTAAATTTAAAAGTTGCAGACATCACTGAAATAGTCGATACCGCAAAAAATATTGAATCAATAATTAAACAAGAATCACTATCTTTTGTGCAAGGTATAACATCAGGCAACATTACTGAAAGTGTGGCCCAGATAAAACAATATGCCAATATTGCAGAAAACTTCTTTTTAGGATCTAAAACTGGACCGGCGAATATGTACAGAAATCCATCAGGACTATCCACAGCACTTAAAAGTGCAGGCACTTTCATTAGTAAATTAAAATTTTGGTAGAATAAATATTACAAATGGCATACGATTCAAATTCATCAAATAGCACCGGCGGAGGAGCAATAACCTTCAAAGGATTTTCATCTCGTGCAGAACAACAAAATTTTAAATTATATGATTTTGAAGTTGCCAAACAAGATTTAATTAACAGGTTGTCAGTGCGTAAGGGAGAACGTGTGGAAAACCCAGAGTTTGGAACTATAATTTACGATGCCATATTCGAACCATTTACAGAATCTCTTAAAGAAGCAATACTTGAGGACGTAACAGCAAATTTAAATGCTGATCCTCGTATATCCACAAACGAAATAACAGTGAGAGAAGCAGACAAAGGAATAGCCATACAGGCGTCTATCACGTATGTTCCACTAAACATCACTGAAAAACTATCATTCAACTTCGATGAAAACTCGTTGTTACGCCTATCTTAAAGTACGCACATAATTAATACTATAAATATCATTATTAAAGTATTATGGCCACTACAGACAGACAAAATAGATTATTAGTTGCAGAGGATTGGAGAAAAATTTACCAATCTTTCCAACAAGCAGACTTTAAATCCTACGATTTTGAAACACTTCGTAGAACAATGGTCAATTACCTAAAGGAAAATTATCCGGATGATTTCAACGACTTTGTTGAGAGTTCTGAGTATGTGGCACTTTTGGATTTAATTGCCTACATAGCACAGGCATTATCATTCAGGGTTGATTTAAATGCCAGAGAAAACTTTTTAGAAACAGCAGAAAGAAGAAATTCAATTTTAAGATTAGCAAGGCTGATCAATTACAATGCAAAAAGAAATCAACCAGCAACAGGGTTGTTGAAAGTAAATGCATTATCCACAACACAAGACGTGAGAGATTCATCTGGTGCAAACTTATCAAATCAAACAATTTTATGGAACGATTCTGCAAACTCAAATTACAGAGAACAGTTCACAGCAATACTGAATGCGGCAAACCAAACAGGACAATTATTTGGAAATCCAAGAGAGTCAGACAAGATTGGAGGCATTGACACAGAGGTTTACACATTAAGTTCAAATCAAACGGATCTACCGATGTTTAATTTTACAAAAAGTATTGGTGGAGTAAACAGAAATTTTGAAATAGTACCATCGACAATTAACGATTCAGAATCGATATACGAGTCAAGACCAGTTGAAGGAACCGGACTTACATACACTTATAGAAATGATGGGTCTGGAGATAGTTCAAACAACACAGGATTTTTCTTTTTGTTCAAACAAGGAACAATGCAACAACAATCTTTTTCAGTTGAATCAGCAACTACAAATTATATTCAATCGTTAGATTCTCCAGACATCAATGACAGCGACGTTTGGCTGTATCAACTAGACCAATTCGGACAAGTAACAAAAGAATGGACTAAGGTTCCGTCACTATCAGGCAACAATGCAATTTATAATTCTTTGTCTAAATCAGAAAGAAACATTTATAATGTTGTTACAAAAGCAAATGATCAAGTTGATTTAGTGTTTGGTGATGGAAATTTTTCTAATCTACCACTAGGTTCTTTTAAAACATTTTACAGAACTAGTGACAACGCCAAGTATGCTATTCAACCAGCAGATATGCAGAACATTGTGGTTGCAATACCATATGTAGATGCCAACGGCGGACAACAAACATTGTCTATGACATTGGGGTTACAAGCATCCGTTTATAATTCATCTGCATCAGAATCAAATAATTCAATAAAAGAGAAAGCCGCACAGGTTTATTATTCACAAAACAGAATGATCACTGCTGAAGACTACCAAGTTGTGCCTCTGTCAGCATCACAAGAAATTGTCAAAGTCAAATCTGCAAATAGATCTGCTTCGGGTATTTCTAGAGCAAAAGAAATATTAGATCCAACAGGTGCTTATTCAAATGTAAGTGTGTTTGCTGAAGATGGAATATTATACAGAGAAGAATCGACACAAAAGTTTACTTTTACTTTTAATAATAGAAGTGATATTCAATCCACACTAGATGCAAAAGTAGAAGCAAAATTAAAAACACCATATGCAAGGCAGTTTTACTATCTAAAATATGGAACAAAAGATTTAAGCACATTATCGGCAACTTGGAATTCAACAACAACATCAACAAACACTAACACTGGCTATATTAAAGCCGCAGGTCCTTTGGTGTTGGGCGACTTTGCAACTTCAAACTTAAAGTATGCTAAATCAGGAGCATTGGTTAAATTTACATCTCCGGACACAAGAACTTTTTTAAATGGAGTATTAGTTACATCAACAACTGACAACAGTCAAGATAGATCTTGGTCAAAAATCGGTGCAATATCGGGTGATGGTGCAAATGGCGGAATAGGGAATTTAGAATCAGGTGCTGGTCCAGTAACATTGAACAATATAGTACCAAACGGTGCAGTTGTTAATGCTATTATACCAAACTTTACGATAGCATTTTCGACAGAGGTAGAAACAGATATTATCGATAGAATCGAAGCATTTGAGGAATTTGGATTGACATATGACTGGAACACAGAAACTTGGAAAGTGATAACATCAACAAACCTAAGTGCAAGTAGTATATTCAGTCTAACAAACCAGGGTTCCACAGCAGGCACAAACGCAGACGCTAGTTGGTGGTTTAACTTTACAAACGACGGAAACACTTATACTGTGCAATACAGAAAATTAGATTACATATTTGAGTCAGAATCACAAAACAAATTTCATTTTGATTCTCAGGAAAAAATTTACGATTACAAACTAGGGACAAGTGTTAAAGACACAGTTAAAGTATTAAAAACAAACTCTCTTGTTTCTACAGGTAAGTCAATTGGCTATCCAATAGATTGGCAAGTGGTAGACACAGTAACCGAAGCAGACGGTTTTCAAGATAATCGGAAAGTAAAAGTTGGGTTTTTTGACAGCGACGATGATGGAGTTGTAGACAATCCAGAAATATTTGACATTATTATTGAACCTGATTTAAGTGTTACTACAAAGTTTGTATTCCAAGAGAAGTACATATCATATAATAACATATCAAGATTCAAACCTTGTTCAACATCTAAATTTGTTGTATCAAAAAATGAAACGGACATAACATTGAATTCGGCAACATACACAGATGGTCAGTTGTTTTATTTTTATGATTCAGCAGAAGATGTTATTAAAAAGTACGATGCAACCACAAACACATTATCAACATCTACAGATTACATCGCAAGAAGAGGAAGAAGCAGTATAAACTTCCAATACAAGCACAATGCAGGACAGGAAACTAGAATTGATCCAAGTGTGTCTAACATTGTGGATGTTTATATGCTAGAAAGAACTTATGATAATCTTTACAGAATATGGTTACAAGATGGGGGAACATTGCCAACACCGTCTACGTCAAACCAATTGAGAATAAATTATTCAGGTATACTCAATCCATTGAAATCATTAGCAGATCAAATAATATATCATCCAGTAAAATACAAAATATTATTTGGCACAAACGCAGACGAAAATTTACAAGCCACTTTCAAAGTTGTAAAAAATTCTAAAACAAACGTTACAGATGCAGTTATCAAAACAAGAGTTATTGCCGCAATAAATGAATTTTTTGCTCTAGACAACTGGGATTTTGGAGATACTTTTTACTTTACAGAATTAGCCGCTTACAT